TAAACTTCTAAAACCTCTTTTACAGCTTCGTGTCTCTCTATATCTCCTTTATGAAAATTAACAGCTGAAATATGTTTACTTTCACGTGACTCTAAATGATTAATAAAGTCAATTAGTCCGTTATCTTTCAGTCTATCTGCTTGTGCTAAATCACCAGTCACTACCATTTGACTTCCTGTGCCAATTCTAGTTAGCAACATCTTCATTTGGTTTGGTGTAGCATTTTGCATTTCGTCTGCAATTATGAAACTATTTTTGAAAGTTCTTCCACGCATATATGCAAGTGGTGATATTTCGATTACACCTTCACGTATCATGCCCTCAATTTCGTTAGCATAAAAATATTCTCGAAACACATCAAATATAGGCCTTGTCCAAGGTGCCATTTTTTCTTCTAGTGTTCCTGGTAAAAATCCAAGGTCCTCATCAGCACTAACTGCTGGTCTAGTAACAACAATACGTTCTACATTACCATCAAGAAATTCTTTAACAGCCGCCTGACATGCCAATAGAGTTTTACCTGTGCCGGCAGGACCTATACCGAAGACTATGTCTTTGTTCCGGTCCATTAACTCAAGGATGTATTGTTCTTGGCTTCGATTTCTTGGAAGTATTTTTACGTATCGTGACTTTTGAGGCAGGAAATTATTCAGTTTAACTACGTTGTTAGTGATATGTGCTTGGCGCTTTGCTTTCGCTTTTCCCATTAAGTCCTCCTGTATTGAGATATGCAACAGGGATAACCTTTGCAGGACTCCCTGCAAATGTATTTAGTCTCAAACTCATGTTATTAGTAGTAAAAAGCGATAAATAACTGTAACAAATTATAGACGGGGAAACCATGGCCAATATTTTAGACGAACTAGATGTAATTAAAAATATAGAAAGCATTTATGAAAGTGATAATGCATTTAATGTGCTTAAAGATTTTGAGCGTGTTTTAGACGAGCTTGACATCTATGTTTACAAAAATTGGGAAGATGGCGAACTAGGTGAAGGTCCGACTATTGATCGTCATTGGGTAACTGCTAAATTCTTTTGGCCAAAAGAAAAAATGCCAGACCCAGACGGAGCAAAAAGATTATTAGATTATGATTGTAAAATCGGTTACCAACGTAGCAGCTTGCTCAAACCAAGAAAAATTATGAAGCCTGAAGATATTCGTCCAGGAACAAAACTTGGCAAATTAGATAGACATCCTATTTGGGTCGTAGAAGTAAAGATGCCCAAAAAACTGTTGGCTGATCTTTATGGTGCTAGTTTTGAGGATTTAGATGTAAAAGATACTACTCAGCAAGTTGATGCAGCAGCACAGCCTGCAGAAGCACCAGAAGCAGGGGAATTAGAATAATGGGGTTAAGAGAAAAAGATTTAATTGACCTAGTGGTTCCTATGTTTGAAGTAGATAGCTACAAAAGCAAAATGGGTAGCGATCAAGATATTTGTGTTGTTAGTTTTAATGTAACTGAAAAAGCAGCAGCAGACGATTTGGTAAAATTTATTGAAGGCGGATACAGCTTTGTTTTAGATGCAGATGCAACTTCTGGTGAACAGAGTGATGGCTACTATAGAGTATTTGTAGAAATTGAACGTGATCAAAAAGTTCCAGAACAAATAATGGAATTGGTAGACGGTGTAAGTAGGCTAACTGGTAAGCCGTTTACTTATAGATACTACAAAGCATTTAAGCCTCAAGCAGCTACACTAGAGTCATTAACAGCAACCGTCCCAGTAGATAAAGAATCCTATGATGAACTTGTAAATGAATCTAATATGAATAATTTCAAAAACTTTTTTAGCAATAGTTTTGTTGAAGAAATTTTTATGGATGAAAATGACTTAGTAATTAAAAAGATTTATGCAGATCCATTAGGATTTGAAGTTAAAGACTTTGGGAAAACAACAGATATTGTAGAAAGTATTGAAGACAAAATTAATATTAACGATTTTGCAGAAACAATGTATCTTACAAAATATTTAGGTAATTATAATATAACAAAATTTGGCACAAAAACGATAACTTTAGAAAATAGAGGATATACACTAGTAGTCGAGAGAATATGATACCATATATATACTGTCAAAATTGCGGTCGGACGTCACATTGTGGTGAATCACAATATATGTCATTAGAACGCACACCTGGATCAGAAGAGTCGCCAACTATAACAAAAATATGTAACACCTGCAGATGCGACAACTGCACCCCACAACAGAAGGAACATCAACATGGGTAAAGAGCATTTCAAATTTAACTTTGAGCCAGACATGGCTAGAGAACTTGTCAATAGGAACGATTGGAAAGAATGGTATGAAGCAATGTGTGAAATACTTCCACTATGGGAAATTGATACTGTAGAAAGAGTAGCAATGTTTATTGCACAGTGTGGACATGAAAGTGGCGGATTTAGAGTTTTAAGCGAAAACTTAAATTACAGCGCACAAGCACTTAATTCAATTTTCCCTAAGTATTTTAAAAGAGCAGGAAGAGACGCAAATGAATATCACAGACAACCTGAAAAAATTGCTAATGTCATTTATGCAAACCGTATGGACAACGGAGGTCCAGAAAGCGGTGATGGCTGGCGTTTCCGCGGAGGCGGCATACTTCAGCTTACTGGTAGATACAACTACACAAAATTTGCAGAAGCAGTAGAAATGACAGCTGAAGAAGCAGTAGATTATGTGCGCACCAAAAAAGGTGCGTTAGACAGTGCTTGTTGGTTTTGGGATACAAACAATCTAAACAAATGGTGTGACGATATGGATATTGTTGGTGCTACAAAACGCATTAACGGTGGAACTATTGGACTAGATGATCGTAAGAAGCATTACCTACATGCTATGGATGTATTAGGTGGTGACTTTGAAGCACCAGAAGAAAAAGAGCTTAATCTAAATCAAACTATACGCAAAGGCAGTAAAGGACCATTGGTTGCCGAAGTTCAAGAGAAACTTGGCATAGCACCAGCAGACGGTATCTTCGGACCAGGCACAGAACGTCAGGTAATGAGATGGCAAGAAAGAAATGGTTTAACAGCTGACGGTATTGTTGGTCCAAAAACATTGGGAAAGTTATTGGGGTAGGCATGGGTGCCAAGTTAGCTATTGTTATGTTTATGCTGCTCTTAGGAGCAGGAGGTATAGGTTATTGGTATTATAACGATACACAAGCACGTATGGCTATCCTACAAGAAAACAATGCAAAACTAAACACCGCAGTTGAATTAAACGAACAAACTATAAGTTCGCTAGAGAAGGATTACGCAAACGCATCTAGCGAACTTGCAAGTTTAAACGAAGCATACACTGCTATACGCAGACAAAATCAACAACTAGCAGACAAACTGCAACAAATTGATTTGACAGCAGCGGCAATCGCAAATGCTGAAGGCATTGAACGTGCAGTAAACAGAGGCACTTTAAATGCTGGTAGATGTTTTGAACTTCTATCGGGGGCAGAATTAACTGAAAAAGAAAGGACAGCACAAAATGGCATCGCTTTTAACAAAGAGTGTCCTTGGCTTTACGATACTTATAAGTCTCGCGGCCTGCTCGACCCAACCCCAGCAGATTGAAATTAGCACAAAACCTGTTGAAAAACCAACACTGGTTTTACCTCCAGTTGACGAACTTAACATGAAAACAGTTGAATGGATTGTTATTAACGAAGCAAACGTAGATCAAGTTATTGCTAAACTACAAAGTGAAGGTAAAGCATTTGCATTATACGCACTCACAGGTGATGGTTATGGTAATTTGAGTTTGAACTTCTCTGACATTAGAGCATTGGTTCAGCAGCAGCAAGCAATCATAGCAGCATATGAAGGCTACTACAAGGAGGCAGAACAAGCACTTGATAAAGCAGTCATTGTGGACAATTAGTTTTTTTGCAACCCTAGTCGGATGTAACGCATCACAACTTCCAGATCCAGTAAGCACAGCTCATGATTATATTGGGCTTAATGAATATCAGAATAGAAAACAAATAAGAGAGTTTGTAGGAGTCGATCCTGTAAACACGGAATGGTGTGCGGCATTTGTTAATGCTGTGCTCGAACTAGACGGTATACCAGGTAGTGAAAGTGTAAGTGATGTTCCACTTATGGCACGTAGTTTTCTCGAGTGGGGAGAACCTGTGAATCCAGAAGATATACAACGTGGAGATGTTGTGATATTTCCAAGAGGCAACGAAGGTTGGAAAGGACACGTTGGATTTTTTATAGCAGAAGAAGACGGGCGTTGGATAATACTTGGCGGCAATCAAAGCAACGAAGTAAGATATGACTTCTACAATCCAAGTGATGCTTTAGGCATACGTAGGTATAAATACACACAGTTAATAGAGGGCGAAATAAATGTGGGAAATGTTAGAAAGGATGGCCAGTGATAGGCTGTGGATTTACACGGCACTAGCAGGCTCCGTATTTGGTGCTATATTTGTCGCATATATCAGCACAACACGAATAGGTCTATGGGGTTATGCCCAAGTAGACAAAGCGATAGATTATCTTGTAGAACGTTGGGGACTAACATGGCTAGAACAGCCCGAAGACGCATGGCGTAAAAAGTATCCAAAGATCACAGCAAAGATAGATTCAATTGAGGCAAGACTAGACAAATTGGAGGGTAAGAATGCCAAGAAGAAAACTTGAAGACTTGGACGCAGCACCAGTAGAAGAAACAGAAGCAGACGCTGAAGTTGTAGTTCCAGCAAGTAGCACAACAGCTACCAAAAAAGTAAAACTAGACCTAGAAGTAGATACAAGTGTAAAAGACCTAGGACCTAATCCTTATGCTAAAGTAATACACCTAGCAAGGGCTGTAGATGCTTGGAGAATCTTTCCACGTATCTTTATCTCAACATACATTTACTTGTTATACAGATGTGTAGTTTGGTATATGGAACTGCCAGATCCAACACTGGAACAATCAGGGCTAATCAGTGTGGTTGTAGGTGCTGGAGCAGCATGGTTTGGACTTTACGCCGGAACTAGCAAGAAGTAATACCTGAGTAAATAAGTAATAGTATGGACTATTACAGCATACTGGGTATCAACAAACAAGCAAGTCAGGATGAAATTAAAAAAGCATATCGCAAACAAGCGATGGCTAACCATCCTGACCGCGGCGGTGACAGTGGCAAGTTTGCGCAAATAAACGAAGCATACGAAACACTGAAAGATCCTAACAAACGTCAAGCGTATGACAATCCGCAAGTAAGGATGAATACTAAAACATTTGATGCTGGAGATATGAACACCATATTTGAAGCTATGTTTGGAAGAGGTCCACGCCCTCAACAACAAAGAAATCAAGATGTAAAAATTGGTATTAGAATTTCACTTGCTGATGCTGCAACAGGAAAAGATATATTAGCAACTTACAAATTGCGTAATGGTAGAGAAAGCAGTGCAAGTATTAGAATACACCCAGGTGTAAATGACATGGAAGTTATAAGATTTCAAGGATTAGGAGATGCTACTCATCCACAACTTCCAAGAGGAGATTTACTAGTCCAAATTCGAGTGTTATCACATAATAGATTTGAAAGAGACGGAAGAAATTTAAGAACAAATTTAGATGTAGATGTGTTTGATCTAATGCTAGGCACAACAATGATTATAGATAAGTTGACAGGAGGTCCTTTACGTGTTACAATACCTAAAGGAACCAATCCAGGAACAGTATTAAGTGTAGCTGGACACGGTATGCCAGACCCAAGAGCTGGTAGAACTGGCAACCTATATATACACTTAAAAGGAATACTTCCTAAATTAAATACTATACAAGAAGAAAAGGTAAAACGTTTATATGATGAACTTAATAATGGCTCCTGATCCTATGTTGGAAAAAGGAGTGGATAAATTCGAAGCTAGTTATTTTGGGCACCCTGCTCCTACCGCTTTAGACATGATTGATGTTATGAACAAATATGGCGGGGTAGGTTTAAGTGCAAACCAAGTTGGATTTCCTGCACAAATTTTTGTTATGAAAACATATCTAAATAAAAAATATGGTTCCCCTTTGGTTGTTATGAATCCAATTATAAAAGGACTAAGTAAAGAAATTGAACAAGGTCCAGAAGGGTGTTTAAGCCATCCGGGTTTAATAATCAAAGTAAGACGTCCAATTAGTTGCATTGTTGAATTTGATACCTTGACAAATGACTATAAAGATGTTATAAATGTAGAGATGAAACTTGATGACATCGATGCAAGAATCTTTTTACATGAATATGATCATTTGCATGGCATACAATTTATTGACAGAGTTAGTAAATTTAAAGTAAAAAGAGCTGAAGAAAAAAGACTTAAAGATATAAAAAAGGCAATCAGAAATGGTAGAACCTAGCACAGAATTACAAGCAGTTTTTGACAAAGCAGTGAATGATGCAAAAAAGTTAAATCACGAATACGTGACACTTGAGCATTTGACATATGCAATGCTTTGCGAAGAAAACTTTCAGCAACACATGGAAGACTTTGGTGCTGATAGTAAACTGTTAAAACATAATCTTGAAAACTATCTTAAAACAAAATTGGATACTATCAAAATTGATTTGAATGATGTTTCTAAAAAATGGAAACCAAAGAAAACACAAACAGTTGAGCGTGTTTTGAATAGAGCATTTGCACAAGTTTTATTCCAAGGTAGAAACAGGATTGAAATTTCTGACGTATTTTTAAGCATACTCGGTGAAAAGCGCAGTTATGCATATTTCTTAGCGCAGCAAGCCAACATACAAAAATCAGACTACCAAGCATATGTAAACATTTCGGAAAATGCTGAAGAAGATTACGAAAGTCAGGAAAATGCTGGTGCTGCAAATCAAGCTATTAGACAATTTACTTATGATTTAAATGCAGATGTGAAAGCAGGTAAAATTGATCCTGTGATTGGTAGACATGACGAATTAGATATGGTTGCACTTGCACTAGGTCGCAGAACTAAAAGTAATGTGCTTATGGTAGGCGATCCAGGTGTTGGTAAAACTGCTATTGCAGAAGGCCTCGCATGGAAAATTGTAAATGGACAAACACCAGACTTTCTAAAAGAGTATAATGTTTATGCACTAGACATTGGAGCCATGCTTGCAGGTTCAAAATATCGCGGGGACTTTGAAGAACGTTTTAAATTAGTGCTTGCTGGTTTACAAAAGAAAGGCAAGACCATTATGTTCATTGACGAAGCACATATGATTTCAGGTGCTGGCGCCGGTGGCAGTAATAGTTCAAACGATCTTGCTAACTTGTTAAAACCAGCATTGAGCAAAGGTAACCTAAAAGTAGTTGCAAGCACAACTTGGGAAGAGTATAGAAAATACTTTGAAAAAGATCGTGCATTGATGCGTAGATTTCAACGTGTAAGCATTGATGAACCAAGTGAAGAAACTACAATTGAAATTTTACATGGTATTAAGGGATATTACGAAGAATTTCACAATGTGCAAATTACAGATGAAGCAATCAACTCAAGTGTTAAATTAAGTGTAAAGTATCAACCAGATAAAAAATTACCAGACAAAGCAATTGATTTGATTGATGTTGCTGCAAGTAGATTTAAGGTCAAAAATCAAACTGAAAATCTGATTATTAAAGAAGAAAACATTCAATATGAACTTGCTAAAATGGTTAAAATACCTGAAGAACAAGTTGCTGAAAGAGAAACAGAAAATCTTGCACATCTTGAAAAGAATATGAAGGGTAGCATCTTTGGACAAGACAAAGCAATCGAAAGTCTAGTGGATAAAATACTTGTAGCACAAGCTGGATTAAAACCAGACAATAAACCAATTGGCAGTTTTGTGTTTATGGGTCCAACAGGCACAGGTAAAACAGAAACAGCTAAACAATTAGCACATCATCTTGGAGTGCAACTAGTGCGATTTGATATGACAGAATATCAAGAGAAACATTCAGTTGCTAAGTTTATTGGTGCACCTCCAGGCTATGTTGGCTTTGAAGATGATGCAGGACAGTTGATTGTAAAATTACAAGAAAATCCTAACTGTGTATTGCTGTTAGATGAAATTGAAAAAGCTCACCCAGACGTTGCAGCAGTGTTGCTACAACTTATGGATAATGGTATGGTGACAGGCAGCAATGGTAAAGAAGCAGATGCACGTAATTGTGTGCTTATCCTAACTACAAACTTGGGTGCGCAAGAAGCAGAAAAAAATAATATTGGATTTACACAATCACTTGCAAAAGAATACGAAGATACTAGCATGAAAGAATACTTCAAGCCTGAATTTAGAAATAGACTTGACGGTGTAATTACATTTGCTAAACTTGGCAAAGAAGTAATGATGAAAATTGTTGGTAAGTTCCTTGCCGAATTACGTGATCAAGTTAAGAATAAAAATGTGAAAATTTGTGTTACTGACGAAGCATTAGATTACTTGGTAGATAAAGGATTTGATCCTAAAATGGGTGCAAGACCTTTACAACGTGTAATTGACGAAGAAATAAAACGCCCATTAAGTAGATCATTACTGTTTGGCGATTTGAAAAACGGTGGTAGTATTACAATTAAATATACAGATAAAATTGAACTGGAAACCAATGCACACATCTGTGAAGAAATTTGAAACAAAAAAATTACACTATGGCAAATATCTATATAAGGTTTCAATGCGTTCGCAATTGGCACATATATTCAGAACAGAATTGCAACGTAAAGGCAATTTGACTTATGCAAGTAGTGAGCTTTTTAAGTATAGTGAATTGCACAAACAAGGTAAACCTTTACTTAAAAAATCTTGGAGAACTGAAGAAACTATTACCTTAACTGATTTCTTAAACTGTCAAAAAATTTATAGATATTTGATAAATTGCAAAGATTATCTTGTTAGATGCGAATATAGCACACTAAACATTTACAGTAACAATTTATCATTTATTAAAAAGTTTACAGCATTAGAAAATTGTGAACAATTCTGGGAGCCTGATCCTGAAAGTATAAATTTTTTAATGAACAACACCAACGTTATTATTAGTGACAAACCTGTATACTATAAACTGAAAGTTACATTTGGCCGCAAACCGGCTACTAAAGAATTAGGTAAATGGTTGATTGCAAACGCTGATAAGGCTCGTTGCGGTCCTGTATTGCTTGATAATCTATTAGAACAAGCACGTTGGATCAAAGGACAGTATATATTTGTTAGAGATGAAAAAGTATTGTTCATGATACAACTTATATGTGGCGATAATATTAGCAGAGTCGATAAATTAGTCTACAAAGATGATATAGATAAATAGTATATACTAGTTAAGGACTTATCATGGAACACTTTGTAAGAATTGTCATGGAAAAAACTGACAACATCCAGATCGACGAAAGCATTTGGACAGAACAAAACATCTACGAAAACAACAATATTTCATATATTGAACTACCTCTACCTAAAGAGTTAAGTGAAGAAGAATCTGACGAATATGCAAATCGTTTAGCAAACTATATGTTTGAACAAGGTCATGAAGACTTTGATATTGAAATGATTCACAACGAACAAGCTATTGATGAAGAAACATATGATGGAGATGAGTTTTTTGAAGCATATGGTGTTATGTGGTTCAACGAAGATGACGATTTAGACGAAGCAGAATATCAAGGACGCAAAGTTTCACTAGGCAAACCAATGCGTGGCGATGTTAAAAAGTTTAAAGTGTATGTAAGAGATCCTAAAACAAAAAACATTAAAAAAGTAAACTTTGGCGATCCTAACATGAAAATTAAAAAGTCCAATCCAGCACGTAGACGTTCATTCCGTGCTAGACATAATTGTGATAATCCAGGACCAAGAACAAAAGCTCGTTATTGGAGTTGCAGAAAATGGTAATGATCAATGAAATATTTGATAAGAAGTCCGTTAACCAATTAAAAATTGGAGACGAACTTCCTTTTGATGTTATTGAAGATGTTTTATCATACATGCGCAATGACAGCAACTTCTATAGAAAAAATACATATCCTGCAATGTGTGATGTGCAAGAAAAAGTTCAAAACGGTGGTAAATTCAGTAAAAAGTCATTGTTTCCAATGATAGAAAAGGCATGTGAATCTTATTGTGCAGAATATAATATTCCTAAACGTCACGAAGAACTTATGTCTGATGCCGATAAAATGGAATGTGCAAGTAGATTACTAAACGCAGAAAAAGAAGCCTTCCGTAACAAGGAGTATTAATGCGTTACAGAGAATTCAAGATACTTACAGAAGCTAAAGTAGGCAGAGAATACCAGCATCTTGAAGATCTTGTTTTCGTAGATGGCAGTGCCGGTGCACAAAAAGCAGCAGACATACTAGACAAACTCGGTAGTGACTCAGGAGATGTTGCTATTAAATGGGACGGATATCCTACAATGTATTGGGGGCGTGAACCAGATGGGCGTTTTGTCTTGGTTGGCAAAAACGGTTGGGGTCGTAACAAAAGTTATAGTGCAGACAATCTAAGTAATTTTATTAGAAATACAGGCAAAGGCGAAGAGTGGCGTGATAGATTTGCAAACGAAATGAGTGCAATTTTTAATGTAATGAAAAATGCTACTGATCCTAACTTCCGTGGTTATATATATGGAGATATTTTATACCATCCAGGAAAGCCGGTAATAAAAACTGATAGTGGATATCAATTTACACCTAACCTTGTTACCTATACAGTAGATCCTAGCAGCAATTTAGGCAAACGTATTGGCAACAGTCAAGTGGGAGTTGTTGTGCATACCAAATATGACAACTTTGGTGATAATAGTGGAACACCTATTAGTGATGTAAAAGCATTTAACAATAATGATGCAGTAGTATTAGGACAGACATATGTAACACATCAACCAAATGTAGATACTGGTAATGTAGATAAGATTAGAAAGTATGCAAACACCCATGCTAAAGCTATTGACAGTTTCTTAGCACCTGTTGCAGGGTTAGGTGATATGAAAAATATAATTTATACATATGTTAACCAAACCAGTAGAGCAGGTAATCTACAACAGTTGGATAAAAACTTTTTTAATTGGCTAGAAACAAGCAAAGTAAGTGCAAACAAACAACAAAAAATTGCAGCAATGAATGATCAAAATCCAAAAGCACTACCTGCAATATTCAGTCTAGTAAAACAAATAATGGCAACTAAAGACGATATTATACAACAATTAGATGATGCTCCAGCAGATGTAAAACAAAGCACCAAGGGCGAAAAAGGCGGCGAAGGCTATGTTGCATTAGGAAGCAAGACAAAACTTGTGCCAAGAGCAAGGTGGACACCGTCATGAAATTTAAAGATATTAAAGAAGCACCAAAAACAGCAGTTCTAGCATTTGGACGTATGAATCCTCCTACAATAGGACACAAAAAACTTGCAGACAAAGTTGCAAGCCTACCAGGTGATTCATTTATTTTTGTAAGTCAAAGTCAAAAGCCAAAAACAGATCCACTTAGTTTTGCAGATAAACTAAAATATGCAAAAGCAAGTTTTCCAAATGTAACAGTTGGTAGTAGTGATGTAAAAACAATTATACAAGCATTACAAAAAATAGAAAGCATGGGTTATGATAGTATTATCTATGTTGCTGGAAGTGATAGAATAGAAGATTTTACAAAACTTATAAACCAATACAATGGTAAAGAATATAACTTCAATAAAATAGATGTTGTGAGTGCAGGCGAACGCGATCCAGATGCTGAAGGTGCAGAAGGCATGAGTGCAAGTAAAATGAGAGCAGCGGCAGCAGCAGGTGACTTTGATAGTTTCAAACAAGGCGTTGCTAATCCAAAAATAGCACAGCAAATGTTTACCGATGTTAGAAAAGGAATGGGCATTACTGAAATATTAGGCTTTGTAACAAAGCACCCTAAACGTGCAACTACTAAAAAGAAACCAGAAAAGTTTGAACCAAGTATACAAGATAAAATTTCTGCTAGAAGAAAAGCAGCAGCTAAAGGTGATAAAGATGCTTGGAAAAGTAAAACAACAAACGAAGCATACAAGCTACAACTAGAGCGTGGGAAAGAAATGGATGTTCTACACATTGTAGACACTAAAACCGGAAATCGCACAGAGGTTCGTGGCAAACCAAACTATGAAATTAAAACAGACCTTACTGACAAATTACATCAGTTGTTAAATAAATTAGGAAAAGCAGCAAACTTTTCTGAACTAATAAATGGCGAAGTAGTTACTATCAACCCTAAACATCCAGATGCTGCCAAAGCAAAAGCAGCAACAGACAAAGCATATAATGAAAAATCATATAACAATCATGTAGGACATGATGATTTGTTAAGTATGCCTAAGAATACACTTGTTATAGATACTCCAGGTGATTTGGACTGGTATAAAATTGGTCAACACTTTCCAACATTAAACAAAGCTGATCCAAGAGAGTTTGGTCAAGGTGACAGCGATATGGTTATTACTTTTGCTAGTGATAAAGAAAAAGAAGTATTTCTTAAATTAGCAGCAAGACTAGGATTAAAAGTTAAAGACATTGGCGGTTCTGTTGATCATCCAGAAATACACAGTGAAAGTTCACAACTAGATAGTCTTAGAAAATTTGTAAAGTCTCAACGAGAAGCACCTGATCAAGTTCTTTATCAAATGATGATGGCTCCGGATACTTATGGACACGCAGCATCAAACTTTGTAAGAAGTTGGTATGAGCGCACAAAAGAAGAAAATGGCTTAAATGATGTAGATTCAGCGTTAGAAATAATGGTTGACGAACTTGGATTGAATGAAAACTTTGCTGATGGTAAGAAAAACGAAGGCGCAGAAATAACTATGTGGACTAATCCCGAGTATCAAGGCGCAGACGTTGATGACAAATATTATAAAAAGCAACCAGTAAAAATAGTAGACATATCTAAACTAACACCGTTTGAACCTGCTGATAAAATGGATCCCAAAGACAATCACGACAACATGATGAGGTTTGTTGATAAGATTAAAGCAGGTGAAAAAGTTAAGCCTATTGTAATTGTGCCACACGAAGGTAAGTTACTAATTGTCGACGGACATCATAGATACTTTGCTCATAAAAAAGCAGGTGTAGATAAGATACGTGCAGTAATCGCAGACCCAAAAGATTTAACTTGGCGTGATGATGTTCCGGAAAGTGTAAAAGAAAACTTTGCAGACGGTAAAAAAAAAGGTAAAAGCAGACCAGGGCGTGTAAAACGTGCTGGTGCTAGTTGTAACGGTAGTGTTACAGCATTACGTAAAAGAGCAAAAAACAGCTCAGGTGAAAAAGCGAGGATGTATCACTGGTGCGCAAACATGAAGGGCGGGAAGAAAAAGTAGTAGATCTATATCCAGATGGGTATAGTATAACGTGGAGAGAACACGAAGATATGAGTGTTGACGACATAGAATGGTCACATTACATTGCAAAGTATAAAGAACACGAAGCAAATAGAACAAGCACAAACGAAAGAAACAAATACTGGAATGAATATAGAAGATCTAAAGAAGCTGGCGGGGATAAATGAATTCAAAGGATATACTGAATATACTCCTGAGAACATTAGTGCTGCCGCTGCTGAAAAAAGAAAGATTGAAAAGAAAAAAGGCATTAAGCCTGGCGACCCAGATTGGTTTAAACTATGGTTTAGTTTACCTCATATGACAGGACCAGTGCAATTTAGAGGACGTAAAAAATGAAAATGTCTGACTTGTTTGAAGATGGCAGAATTGTAAAAGGTGTAAACACTACAGCTGATGTTGGGGTCAATCAAACAAGTATTGAAGCAGCTAAATTTGGCTTCAAAGTAGACAAAGACGGTAAACCACCAACACATAAAAACAATGTCAAAGGTAAAAAAACAAATGTTTTGTTTAATCTAGGAATGACAGAAGACACACAACCTCGTTATACTGCACTTGAATGGAGTTTGATGGAAGGCGGACACACACTCGAAGAACCTGAAGAAAAAGTAAAGTTATTTGATTGGGCTAAATACTAACATGAGACTAAGAGAGACATTTAAGGCACCGCCGTTCTTTTTATTTGTTGCTGACCTACGTATTAGACAGAAGTTCTATTCGCAGGCTATAAAAGTGCAGACTAATGCACGTAATGCTATTGAGGCTAAAAAGCAAATAATGGCACAGTATGGTCCTGATACTAAAATCTTATCTATTAGGAGAAGCAAATGAAATTGCGTGAAATTACAGGTGGGGGAGTAAACGCTGATAAAGTTAGAGGAAAAGAACCTGCTCCTAAACTTAGAAAACCCGGTGGTAATGAAACACCTCATCCTATGCGTGGAAGATTGGTTGGCGAAGATCAACAATTAGACGAAATAGCACCTGCAATATATGCAGCAGTTATGTGGATATTAAATTACTCAGCGAGAAGAGCAGCATGGCCAGTATTAAGATGGGTAATAAAAAGACATATGGGTAAAATAGCAATAGGAGCAACAGCAGCCTATTATATTGACCAAGGTTGGGATTGGGTAGTAAGCGTTATTGGTGAAAAATATGCTCAAATGCTGATTGATAATAAATTTGAAATAGGCATGGCAGTTGCTCTTATCCTTGGTGCAGTAGCACTTCAAAAGTTTTTTATGAAAAAAGGCGACGATTTAGTTGCTAAGTATCAAGAAAACATAAACGAGAATGTTTCTGGAGCAGTTGCTTCTGTTGCTATGCCTATAGGTGATATGAGGCGTAGAGGTGTTGCACCAAAACGCAAAGCAAAAAAGAAAAACAGATAAATAGTAGTAACCGGAGAATACTATGACTAACGAAAACCACGAAATGGATCCAAAGCACAGAAGCATTGCTGCAATGGGTCGTAAAATGATTGATATGAGTTCCAACATGACAGGAACTGATGACAACACACTTATGATGGCAAATGCACTATCACGTTTAGGTGATACACTTACCAATTACGGTGCAAATTTTGGTCCAAAGAATCTCAACGATGTGATGAAAATTACAGGTATGAGCAAAGAAATTATACAGTCGTTAATCAATAAAGTAAAAGCAGAGCCGGCTGCTGAAGCTGTTAGTGAAGGACTTGCAGATATGGCTGATATTGCAGAACGTGATCACGAAGTGCAAATGGCTAGAGCAGAACTATATAAAATTGCAAAGTATTCTATCAAACTACACGAAATGCTCAAAGGTGTAAGTGAAGCAGAAGGCATTGAAGGCTGGATGCAGAGCAAAATTACCAAAGCAGCAGATTACATTGGTTCGGTTTATCACACACTTGACTATGATAATTCACCTATTGCTACTGAAAGTCACAAGTTTACAATGAGCGACGAAGATGTAAAATCATATAAGTCAAAACTCAGCGAAGATTTTCAAAAAAAAAGAGTGAAAAAGTAGACGAGATTTTACCAGCACTTGCATGGACTGCTGGTAGAATGGCTGCTACACATCTAGCAAAAAAAGCAATCAAAAAAATGGCAGCAAGAAGCGCAGCTAAAAGTGCAGCGTTTGCTCCTAGTGCTTTGAATAAAGATGAACCTACTCCAGAAAGAACACTAACTAAAGGCGAAGAAAAGAAAAAAGAAAAATACGTCAAAGGTATGAAAAAATCCAAAGGCGATTTTGAAAAACGATATGGCAAAGATGCTAAGGCTGTAATGTATGCAACAGCAACAAAAATGGCAAAGAAAAAAGGATCAAAATAATGAAAATTATGGAAGTAACAAACAATACTTGTCCAGAATGTGGCAAACCTAGCTATACTATACTGCCTGAAGAAAAGCAAAAAGGCGTAGATGGAAAAGTATGCTGGAAAGGCTACAAGCGCATGGGCACCAAAATGAAAGGTGGCAAGCGTGTGGATAACTGTGTTCCTATCAAAAAGTAATCATTGACTTATCGCATATAATCGTATATAATCGTATAAAAATAAGGAGTAATATATGAGCGATAGAGTATATGGCGCTGAAGAAAAAGCCAAACTAGAACGACTAATTAAAGAAGGCGTTACTGTATTACAAGAAATTGAAGATCTACAAGGCGGATTAAAAGAAACTGTTAAAGCAGTCGCCGAAGAACTGAATGTAAAACCAAGTCTAATCAACAAAGCAATAAAAGTTGCACAAAAGAATGATTGGTCACGCCATCAAGACGAATTTGAAGATTTAGAAACCATTGTTGCCACTACTGGCTATGACAAAGAATAAGTAATACAGTAGGAGTTAGAATATGCAACAAGGACACATTAAGCCATGCTGGCAAGACCAACAATTTTATAGTTTACCTTATGAAAGTGCAGGAGGCTATGGCGGTGATGAGTATATTATGTATGGACACGATCCATACAAAGTGATTATTAATAACGATGTCTATGTAGGTCCTAAAGACATCATGCCAGAATTCTACAAAGATGTTGTTGCACAACTTCCAAAACACGACCATCACGAAGTAGCATTTTATAGAACACCTCCTGCTAATATATTACCATTGCATAAAGACATGTATGCAAACTTTATGAAAATACACAATATCACTGATGTAAACACTATTACACGTTATATTGTATTTTTAGAAGATTGCAAACTAGGTCACTATTTCCATGTAGAAGATACCTGTTTATGCAATTGGAAAAAAGGTGATTGGATTAGTTGGACTGGTAGTGCACCACATGCTGCATATAACATGGGAATTGAGCATAGATTTACACTACAGGTCACTTGCTTTGATAGATGAAAGTAATATATTCTGTTGACGAAGATGGCATTGTTGAGCCTGAACTAAAATGGCATGATCATGATGCAACAACAGAAATACATTTTGTATTTTACACTGAAGAAGGGTTAGATTTAACCGGAGTGCCAGGCAAGCTGTATTGGTCTGAAGTTGAACACAAAAGATTTTGTAATTTAATCAAAGGAAAAAAGTTTTTCTGGCACTGCAATCATTCCGATCCCTATATTGGAAGTAAAGACTATCATATAACATGGCCTGATATCGATATGTTGTTGTGTATGCAACCAACTATCGATAGACAGCAAGATCCAGAACATTTGTTTTTGTGTCAAATGCGTAGTGTAGGCTATCACAGAGATTATCTAGCTGAATCACTTTACAACAATAAATTACTAAGACAAGGATTAGTAAGTTACAAAGAAGAACAAACGTCTGAATGGGATATACTTACCAAAAAATATTTACAGGATAGCAAAAAAGCACAGTTTGATAAACTATGGCGTAAAAAAATAAAAAAGTTTTTTCCACCTGAAGAATATAGATCAGACTTAGTATACAGCTATGAGGACAATCCACCCCCTCCATTGAAACTTTGGCAAAAATGCTGTTTTAATATTGTCACAGAAAGTTGGTTTGATGTAGAAATAAATAATAACACCCTACTAACAGAAAAAACCTATAGTTGTCTATTACACAGACAACCTTTTGTAATAATTGGTTATAAAAATGCAAACAAATTGTTAACAAAAGACGGTTATAAATTGTATGACAATATTTTTGATTACAGTTTTGATGAATTAGATACAATAGAAGAACGTATAGATAATTTAATAATGCAAATAAAAAAATTAGATAAAAATGTTTATAAACAAGCACAAGAAATTGCCTTACATAACCAAAAAGTATTTTTACGTAATGTCAAAAATGTTAGATTGCCTGACATATTCTTTGACGAAGAAGCTGTATGGTATCCTTCCGCAATAAAACATAAAGAAAAAATATTAAAATTAAAATCATATGTAGACAAGTTGTAAAATATGTGTTATGTTAGTAAAAATAGGAGTTTCGAATGCCATATGTAGATGCATTTTTTGACCGCGATGCTGACATTATTCGTGCTGTTGAGCGCAAAGATGGTGTAAGACGCTTTCAAGAATATCAAGCAAAATATACATTCTATTACGAAGATCAGCGTGGCAAATACAAAAGTATCTATGGCGATCCACTAACCAGAGTAGTGTGCAAGAACACAAAAGACTTCCGCAAAGAACTTGCTATCAATAAAGGCAAGAAAATGTTTGAGTCAGATGTGAATCCAATCTTTCAATGTTTAAGTGAAAACTATCTCAATCAAGATGCACCCAAACTGAATATTGCATTTTTCGATATTGAGACTGACTTTGATCCAGAGCGCGGCTTTGCTGATCCAAGTGATCCATTTATGCCCATTACTGCTATTACTGTGCATTTACAGTGGTTGGATGCACTTGTGACATTTGCATTGCCGCCCAAAACACTTACAATGCAACAAGCAAAAGAAGAATGTGCAGATTTTGAAAACACTTTCTTGTTTGATAAAGAAGGCGACATGCTTGAAGCGTTCCTTGACAGTATCGAAGATGCTGACATTATCAGTGGTTGGAACAGCGAAGGATATGATATTCCATACACTGTTAATCGTGTAAGTCGTGTATTAAGCAAAGACGATACAAGACGTTTTTGTTTGTGGCAACAGTTGCCTAAACGCAGAGAATTTGAAAAATATGGAAAAACTGCTGAAACGTTTGACACTATCGGAAGAGTCCATATGGACTATCTTGAATTATATCGCAAGTATACATATGAAGAACGTCATACATACAGACTAGACGCTATTGGTGAAATGGAAGTTGGTGAAAACAAGACTGTGTATGAAGGCACACTTGACCAACTTTATAACAATGACTTTAAAAAGTTTATCGAATACAACAGACAAGACGTTGCACTGTTAGACAAACTGGATAAGAAACTGAGATTTATTGATCTAGCAAACCAAATTGCGCATGACAACACTGTGCTGCTTCAAACAACTATGGGTGCAGTTGCAGTGACCGAACAGGCTATTGTTAACGAAGCACATAGACGTGGTATGCAGGTTCCTAATAGACGTGAACACGAAGGCAATACAGCAGCGGCTGGTGCGTATGTTGCGTTTCCAAAAAAAGGCGTGCATGAGTGGATTGGATCAATGGACTTGAACAGTCTGTATCCAAGTATTATTCGTGCAATGAATATGGGCCCAGAAACCATTGTTGGACAGATTAGATTAGAACTAACTGATGCAAGAGTGTTGGAAGATA